TTTTTTTGGTCTACCACCTAATCTACCATTTTTTCTACTAGCTACCATTCTATTTGTAATAAAAAGATACTCTTGTAACTGTTTTTCATTCTGATAAATATTATTATCCATTAAAACAAAAAACTCTTTTAATATTGCATCACAAGCAACTTTTTCATTATGAGTATGGCAACTAGCTATCCTGTAGTAAGTTATATTATCGCTTGGGATACCTTTACAGCTTTTATTCCAATTCCAACATAATAATCTAATGTATATGCCACATTCTAAGTTAGTTAAATGGCTTGTCCCCGAAATAAAGGAATCTGTGAATAAATACCATGCTTTTAGCTTTTCTTTAGGTTTTGAATCTTCGTGTATTATTTCCATTAAAATCTCCAATCATTTAATTTAGTGTAACCCCTCTAAACGAAAACCTAAAGGGGTTTTTTGGTTAATATCCCCAGACCTCTTTTCTGGCATTTAAAACTGTTTGTTCTTTCCATATCCAATTATCTGGATTAGGTATCAAAGAGTTTTTAACGTCATCTGGTGAATTTACAGTCTTTAAGTAATTACCCATAACATTAACAATATGCTGACATATTTTGTAAGGTTCAGAATAATCGTCTAATGTCATAGCAATATATTCAGCATCTTTAGTCTTTGTAGGGTTTTTGAGATACCATAATATTTGCTTGGCATTTGTTGCCTTTTGATAAATAGCCTGTTGCATAGCATGGGAAATACTTATCTTTTGCGGTAAAAGTTTAGATGTTTTCAAATCAATAAAAAAATCTTCTTTGGTATTTTTATCCTCAAAATGAAAATCAGTATAACCTATGAATGGAATACCATTTATTTCAACTTCTACCTTTTTTTGATAGTTCAATAATGTCCACCTGTAAGCATATTCTTGAAATGTTTTAGTACCTAATTCTAACAATGGTACAAGATTATTTCTTTCATCATCTACTTTAGGGTCTGTTATTTCTAAACAATTAGCATCATATTCAGCTATCATTTTTTCACTAGCTTCTTTAATAGGTATGCCATTAAGAAACATATTGATACCAGATTCAACAACTTGACCTCTAATAGCGGGTGCAGATGTTGGAAACTCATAACCAAATATTCGCCTTAATGCCCATCTTTCACGATAAAAAGCAAACTCATTTAAATGACTAAATGACAATGGAAGTAAACCCTTTCCATAATCATCAAACTTTTTAAAATGCTCTATCATATCTTATCCACCCATTCTTTAAGGTGTTTTTTATTGATAAGAATTTGTTGTTTTAAATCAAATGCTTGATCGTGAACATTACTGGTTCTACCAAATTTTATAATATATTCATCAATGGCATATACAAGTTTGTCCATAACGCAAATATCATTTAAATGTTTAGTAATTGCAGATTGTTTTTCATTATCTTGATCTGCTTCTATTTGGCTTAGTTCTTCTTCAAGATTATACTTATCTGACATTAATCTTTCTCCCTTAACAATGCGGTATTAATTAGATTGTATTCAGCGAAAGTTTTGCCATTTTCAGTAATATGATTTGTTATTATATTATGACCTTTTTCTCTTAATTGATAAATCCTAGCACTTAATCTGGTTATTCTATATTCCTGTATAGCTTCCCATGAAGTGATATATTTATGTTTTTTAAGATGATTTAGTATTTGTAGTTCTTGTGTGTCTGACATGATAATCCTTTCTATAAATTATGTTTTGCCATTTCCCTTTCATTGACCACCTTAGTTCTTAGGTCATCACGAAAGGCTTTGAAGGATTCAAATCTAATTTTAGATTGATTCCTCTTTTTTAAGGTCATTTCGTATCTATCAAAATAATCCTTAAACTTTGTGTCCGAATAAATTAAACCATTTAATTCGGTTATATTTTTATATCCACCTTTTCTAGTATAATAAACTGTTAATTCTGCAACAATCATTTTTTCTTCTTTTTTCATTAATTCAACAGCAGTATCTAGATCAGCAAATGTAATACCTAATTCTTCTTGTTGGTACGATAGCTTGTTAGGCTCAAATTCTATTAAATAAATATCACTCATTTTCATCACTTATGCTTATAACTTCTAGTTCATTGTGTAGGGTTATATAATCCCTTTTCTTTGCGATATTTTTCCATCTTTTTTCAGCATCTTCATAATCTTTAGCTGATATATTTACGTTATAATATTTTGTTTCCTTACAATGGATAACAAACTTTTTTAAAGACATTTCATTTTTTATCATTGTATAAATTTTCCCACTCTTTTTCTGAAATTTTTCTATTTAATATTAGCTTCCATTGTTCATTTATAGATTTGTCTTTGTGTGCTAAATCGTGGCAAGACCTACAAACTGGAAATAAATTATCAATCCTATTCAAGCGGTTGTTTTTAACCCCACCCATGCCTTTACTTTCTAGATGGTGTATATCTACCGCTTGTTGCCTAAAGCACCCCCAACAGATAGGAATATCATCTGAATGATACCCCCAAAAGTCGGAAAATAGTTTTTTATAATTTTTTGAGGTTTTCATTAAATGCCTTTACCGCATTAGTTGTAAGTTCGCCAATATCTTGTACCGCAAAATGTCCAGAACCCATTGACCTACCAACAACCCCTGTAACAAAAATATCTAGTCTTTGGGTATCGCTTTTGCTCATGCCATTATTAAAATTATTTTGTGGTGGTGGTGTTGGTGCAATATTATGAACAACATTACCTAAAGATTGTGGGGAATTAGTTGGTGCATCATTTTGCCCATCTGGATTATAAGCTACCGATACATCTTTAATATTTGTGTACTGATTGCCATTAGCTGATGTTTTGGTATTTACTACAGTATAATTAATTGCATCACCAGAAGTAGGTAAGGGGTTCATATTAACACCCCTGTAATATAATCTAGTTCCATCAATTAAATCTATTGAATAGTTTGGTACACCATCTTTAGTATTATCGTATATTTTATCTATTATATTAGCCATATTATCCTCTATTATTTATTTATTACGTTGTAACCTCGACCCTCTAAACACCTATTAATAAAATCTTTTCTGGTATTTAGTTTAGGACTTAGCCATAAGACTTTCCACCTTAGATTATTATAGATGTTCTTGCCTATTTCCCAACCAGTATTAGTTTGATCTTCAACTAGGCTTTTACAAGTATAATAATCATCATGGAATCTGTTCATATCGCCTTTGATATTAGCAGATGATTTTCCCCTACTATCTACTATCGGCATTGTAGAACACCCCCCAATAGATACTAGAATGAAAATTATTGAAATTGTTTTATACATTTTTTTGATCTCCAAATCATTTATTAACCTATATTATTTTATTGGTTAAATCTATAAAAAAAACATTATTAGACAAAAACCTATAGTTCCAAAAACCATAAATTCTAAAAGATAAACACCATAGTTTTTTAGAAAATTAACCATTATATCACCTCTTTAATCATTACAATTTTGTCTTGGCTTAAATCGTGATCTATATATGCTTGGTCTTTTAGTTCATACTTTTCACACTCTCGATCTGGATAGTCATTAGTATCAACAGTTTTCAAAACACTTTTTGTTTTTACACCTTTGCCATTATTCCAGACAAACCAAGATATTTTCCAAGTTCTTTTCATTATTTTTCCCCTTTTAATTTTTTTATTTCTTTTGTCTGTGATTTCAAAATATTTAGAATTTCTTTTTTAGATTTACTTTCACATATTTTTTCAAAAACCAGTAAATTAAGATTATATCTTACTGAATAATAAAGATTTAGTTCTGCTTTTTCTCCATTCTTTTCTAACTCTTTTTTATTCAATTCCCTTGTAGCTTCTAATATTTGATTATATTCTTTTAGAACCCCATAATATTTAGCTACACCAACATTCAGAACCCTAGCATTGTAGAGTTCCAAATTTCCAATTCTTGTAGGTTTATCTATCATTAGTTTACCCCCTATTTATGTGAAACATTGTTGGTTTCGATCATCTTTTTGATCTTATGACAAGCAACACCAATAGCTTTTAGTTCGTTGTCTAATTCAAAGTTTTTAAGAAGCGGATAATCCAGATCATAAATTATTTTTTCAATGTCTGAAATTTTGTAGTGCATATCTATATTTTTTTTAGTGTTAGTTAAATTTTTCATATTGATCTCCAATTATTATTATTAAAAAAAAAGGTAGCCGTTAAGCTACCTTCACAAGTGTTCTATAATGTATTCTTTGAATATTGTAACCACCCGCTATGATAGTTTCAATTCTAATAGTTTTGCTACCATTATCTGTTTCAACATTGTAGTACCCATGAAAACCATCTGAATTTAATTCTAGGTTAGATTTGAGAACTTTAGAAATTCCCGCATCTTCTAGCTTTTGAGCCATCTTAGCATTTCTTGCTTTGATAACTGCTTTGGCATCTTTAATAGCTTTGTCTTTGGCTATATTTGAGTTAATACCTTTTAGCTTTTCCGCTAATGTTTTACCACCCGCTACTCTGTGCAAATCTTCCCAATCAATTCTATGAAATCTGTTTAAAGAACCCTCAAGTCTTTTTGGGTTTTTCCACCATTCACTAATTGCTTCTTGCTTTTCTTGGTAGAAAGTAACTTGTTTTTCTGTGTATAAAGCATCAAATTTGGTAAAGGCTTCTTCTAAGTTTTTAATTATTTCTTTGTATGTATTCACTTTGATCTCCAATATTATTATTATTATTAACTTAATAACCTAAGTTACCATCTAGGTTTTTTATAGTCAAGCGATAAAATACATTTTTTTATTTTTTTTTCAAACTATTGTTTTATATGGTTTTATTTGGTAGTTTATAAGGGTTCTTTTCAAGGGAACGATATTATACTATGATCTCCAATCATGTATACATAGGGGGTAAATCAACTAGACATGAGTTTATCCCCTATGACCAAAGAATCAGACATTCAAATAGCCTGTAATCAGCTACTAAACTATCTGGCTAATACTCATTATTTCCGACATTTCCATGTACCTAATGAGGGTAAAAGGTCTATATCTTATCATGCTAAAATGAAAAAAATGGGTTTGCGGTCTGGTTGTCCAGATATAATTGTTGAATATCCACAAGGTAGGGTTTTATATATCGAACTCAAAACAAAAAAGGGAAGATTATCCGATAATCAAAAATTGTGGGCGGTACAATCTAAAGCACTTGGTACACCCCATTTTGTAGTCAAGGGGGGTTTAACTGAATGTTTAGATCAGATCAAAGAAATCATTGAAAAAAACATTCCTGTGAGGTGTTGAGGAAATCACCTAGTACTTTAGCCTTCTAGTGGGCAAAAGTTTCTGTACCGCCCTTAATCGCCCTGTAAAGGGCATCTTGTTCTTCTTTGTCCTAGTCTTTCTTCTTCTCATAGGTCTTTTGTCTATAAGTTCACTAATAGTAGCTGTTGTTGTAAAACCAATCATCTACCAACTTTCGCCATAGCTCGTCTATGAGATTGTCCAAAAGTTTTTCCATCTTCTAAATCTTTCGCCATTTGTTTCATATGCTTTAATGAATGATGTCTTGCGTGTCTATTCATTGCCTTTTGTTGGGTTTTATTTAGCTTTGAAGTAAACTTTTTAATAGATTTTACTAAAACCATTTATTTTTTTTTCTTAATTTTCATTCTTTTGTTTTTTTTCTTTTTCTTCATTCCCTTAGAATGTGAACCTTTTCCAGTATGATATGGCATTTTATTTCCCTTTCTTTTTCTTAGTTGATTTTTGCTTTTTTAGGATAGCTTCCTGTAAACCTTTAGGCAATTTTTTTTGTTTAGGTGTTAATCCTTTTTTCACTTCATTCTCCTTTTTTCGTGGTTGTAATGCTTTTTTCCAGAAATAACCCGCAATACTATTAAAATAATCATAAAGTTTCATATAAAATTTGCTCATCAACAATACCCTTTTTTTGTTTTAGCTTTACATCTTATACACTCTAACCAAAATTCTGTAATTTTTCTAACTCTATTCCCTTGGGTGGCATGAATAATATTTTCTTTTCTTTGCATTTTTTCTGTTGTTGCATATTTCAAAACACATTTTTTACAATAAGGTTTATTAGGTTTTTCACTATCTTTCTTTTGTTTTATTCTCAATTCTACAACATGAAGATTATAAAAATAATTTCCAATTTTATTAAAAAATTTACTTAATGATAAATAAAACCACATCATTGTTTTTTCTTATTAATTAGTTGTAAACCTTGTTTTCCAAACCTGTACCCAAAAGATGAACCTATAACTATGTAAAGCATATTAGAAAACCATTCTGGGGTATGTTGATCTAAAAATATAAAACCCTCTTTGATATAAGGTTGTGTACTTGGAATAAAACAACAAATTAAAATACCACCAAATATTATTGTCCAGAACTCATCTTTCAAACTATCGCCCATTTGATCGGTTAGGTTCTTTTCATTAAGCATAGATGAAGTAGCTTCTGTTTCGTAAACTTTAGCTTCTGCTTTGGCTCTAGCTACCTTTACTTCGCTATCTGCTTTACTTTTATCTACTTTGCCTTTTAGCCATGTACCCGCTAATTCAGCTATAGGACTTATTAATAAATTTAACATAAAATAACATACTTCCCAGGATTAAACCCTTATAAATCAATGACTTAGATACTTTTTTTCATCTTTTCTATCAATCTATCCCATCTATTTGTAGTTTGATTATATGCCCTACTATCTTTCATTTCGGCTATAGCTGTTTCAATATTATTATCTTGTAAGGCTTTTTTAAATTTTTTAAACTGATTTAGTTTTGGTAAACCTAACTGAAATGACATATGGGTAACACATTCTTTTACATTATCGTCTATGTCCATACCCTCACAAAATCTTTCAGCATCATTTATGGCAACGTATAAATCATTTTCTAAACATTCATCAACTCTTTCTTGTGAAACAACTGCACCAAGTTCCATATCATTTTCTGGGTCTGTTGCTCTACATAAATGCCCAATTCCAAAAGTTTTAAATCCTAAATGATCGTTATATAAAATATGTTGTCCATCATCATTTAGCTTAACACCTTCTTCTTTTATTATATCTGCTTTTAATTCCTCAATATTCATCATTTACCACCTTTTGTTATCATACTTGCACCCATATATACTGATACTATACCACCACCTGTTATATAGAAAAGATTACTAATATCGCTTAATGCGTTAATTCTTTCTATGCTAATAAAAGGCATAAACATCATAAAAGTAAATAATCCCATAGCTATCAACGTATATCTTGCCATTCTGAGTTGTGCTAGATGTTTTCTAAGTTTTGTTTCTGTTTCTGCAACTTCTAATTCATGGTCATCAATAATTCCATCTAGATTTTTATCTAATGGATTTAGTTTAGAATTTTTTTGTAATTTTTTTTGCATTAATAAACTCTAACTTTATCTGGGTTTACATTTGGAACTAGCTTACACATACAATTATATTCTTCGCTACCTGTTGGTGTATCAAATCGTTGACCACTTAATTCTTTTGAATAAAAGGTACAATCCACTGCAGATTTAAAATAAATTGCACCCTGTAAAACACCATTCATATAACAAGCTAACATAAATGCGGTCATTTTGCTATGCTCCGCAAACTTTCCATAACATCATCAATATTTGGTTCTTTGCCATTTGGGTTCAAAACACATTGAAAATTTTTAACACAACCAACTCTAATATCTTGAAATGATAATTCAAATGTTCTGTTAGCACCTTGATAAATACACGCAACTTTTCCCTTATAAACTTTTTGTTTTTTTAATCTGCATAAAACTAGCTGTGGTTCTTTTATCAAACCTTGATTTATCTGCTGTTGTCTGGTTAATTGTTTGCTTTTATATTCATAAGCATATGCTTTTAAACCTATAAATAATATTATTCCAACTACAGCTATAACACAGAATATAATCCCCATAGTTTGTAATGTGTCTATAATCTCTTTTTGTTTTTGTCTTTTTTCAACATTTTGTAGTCTTACAGCTTCTTTAGCTTGTTTTATCTTTTCGGCTCTTTCGGCTAAAATTTGATCCCATGTGGAGGGTGAACCCGCAGGACTTGGAAACCTAAGATTCACTAAGTTTTTTAATTCTTCTCGAGACTCGTTCAACAATTTGCGGTCTATAAAATCACTAGCAGAACTTTCAACAGAACCAAATTGTTCTGCAATTCCTAGCCCTTTTCCTTGACCTTTATTCATCTGGGCTTCACCTTCAAAAAACCCATCTATTTGTTTAGCTATGTCTTTAATATCGTTTACTGTGGAAATATTTTCTTTTACAAAGTCTACCGATTTCTTAATGAGAGCAATACCAGTTAGGGTAGCTGTAATTATTTCCATTCACTACCTCACAAGTAAACCTATTAATAATAATATAATTGACCCCATACCCGCATATAGACCATTTTCCATTCTGCGAACCCTAAGAGTTAAATCAGTTACCACAGCTTTTAGGTTATTTATTTCACTTTCAAGGGTTGTGATAGTTGGTTTAGCCATTTAGCCTGCCTTAGAATTATCCATGCTTTTTATAGTTTCATCATTTTGTAAAGATGTTGACAACCTTTGAATATAATCTTTTTTAGCTATTTCAAAAATATCAAGTTTTCTAATTAATTTTGAAAGTTCATTTATTTCATTTTGGCAAATATTTATTTGATCTATTAAAACCTTTTGTTCATCTTTTAGATTATCTGTTGGGTATTCTTTCCCATCAATACTAAGAATATTTGATTTTTGTTCAGTCATTACCACGATACTCCACTTGCTGTTGTTGGTGTTTTCATTTCTGCTATTTGACTTGCTATACTATCTTCAATGTTCTTAAGTCCATCAGTACCAATAGCATCTTTACACCATTCTAAAGCCTTATCATGGGTAATATCTTTATATTCTACAAAAGCACTTGACCCTAATTTTACACCTACAGAACCATATGATGAACCAGTATTTCCATCACTATCTGTTTCACTTGCTGTCCAATGTATAGTTGTTACTACGTCATCTTTGCCATCAAGTTGTATTTGTCTATTCATTGATGCTATTGTCCATGTTACTGCCATTTTATGCTCCTTCTAGTGCTGTTATTCTTGCTTCTAATTCTTGTATGGTTTTTACAAGTAAAGGTACGATTTTTCCATAATCGATTCCTTGTGGTTTTATTTTACCATCTTCGTTTGTAGCATCTTTTTCGCCACTGATTGCTTCAGGTACTAATGGATTTCCATCTGCATCATGGCTTACCTCGTGTGCTAAGAAACCATCTACTGTGGTATCTGCATCAGCTATAAAATTAAATCTGCAAGGCTTGAGTTGTTTTAATCTTGTTGTGGCATCAAAATCATACGTTACATTTTCTTTTAAACGATAATCAGAACTTGTTGTGTAATTTACTGTAGTAGTGCCATTCTGTATTATAAACCCTGCAACTGCTTCGCTAGAATTAGAAAATACTAAAAAATTAGAGTTTAATCCTGCTCGAGTGGTTTTTAGTACTAATCCATTGTGTGTAGTGCCATTAAATTCAATACCAACAAAAGAAGAAAGTACAGTAGAGGTGCGACCTATATTTATATTACCTGCTTCGTCACAGCGAAATCTTTCTGCAACATCATTTCCAGACCCTGCAGTAAAAAATCTTAAAATTCCGCTATCACTATCATTTTGCAAATTTATTTGTGCAAATCTTTCGTAATTGCTTCTGCCAGTTCTTCTAGCTTCAATTATTCCCGCTTGTCCTACATGGCTTGTATTCAAACATAAATTGACATTTTCATCAGCACTAGTTTCAACAGCTAATACTATTCCAGAACTTGAAGCTGTTGGTGCTGATGTGCCAATCCCCACATCACCTGTAGATGACACCCTGAGTCTTTCCGAGGGCTGTGTGTCTGAGTTGACAGACCTTGTGCCAAATACTAAATCTCCAAAACCATTTGTTCCTTGATTTGTAGAAAGAAAACCAATGTAAGCTGATGCGTTTGTTGTGCTTGAAGTGTAACCAAAAGAAATCTGTGAATACGAACCTATATTTGTTGGATTTGCTATAGCAATTGCAGAAGATGCCCATTGCCCAGCACCAGTAACATTGCCTTTTTCTATTGTTAAAAGTGAAACAGGACTGTTAGTTGCTATCCCAACTGCATCATTACCACCATCAACAAAAAGCATATTGGCATTTGTTCCTGACTCAACTCTAAAGTCTATATCGTTGCTATCCTCGTTAAAAATAACTTGAGGACTAGTACCGCCTTTTAGCTGAAGATAGCTTTTATTAGAACCTCCAGTCATTACATTCAAATTAAGCCAACCATCTTCTGAACCATCAGTCACATCATGTGCATAAACTTCTATCTCCCCATATTGAACATCTTGAGAATTGTTATTTCTTCCATTGAATTTAATATTAGCCAAAAAATCATCAGTAGCGGGTGATGCAGAGTTACGAAACATATTAAGATTTGGTGCTGAACTTGCATCTGCATCAGTACTTATTAAAGTTAAGTTATCTGAATTATCAGCAGTAGTAATTGTAATAGGTGAAGTAAATCCGCTTATTAAATCATTAGTTTGATCTAAGGTAAAAAGTGAAATAAAAGCATCATTATCTTCATTTCTAATTTTTAAAATATTATTCGTAGTGTCATAAAACAACTGATTTGCAAAAGTCGTTGAGGGTGCTGACGTTCCAGAATTTGTTGAACCTAATGCTTGTAAGGCACTATTTAAATCTGATCTAAAAGATGCAAACCCTTGATTAGCTATTGTTAAATCATTTTGCGACATTTCTTACTCCTAACTTGCTAATTCACCATATCCTCTAGCAACATAATCAAATGTTCTACTAACTGTTGCATTGGAACTATTAAAAAACTCAATTGTAAATCCTGTTTCACTTTTATTTGTTATAGCATAGTAATCACCACTTGTTAAGTTCTGTGCTGAAATTCCTACACCTTGTAAAACTTTAAATGCGGGTGAATATGTAACTGTTTTTCCGCTAGTGCTTGTACCACTTACAATATCGGCTTCTGCTACAACTCTATCTGGCATATCTACAGTAACCGATAATGCTGATATTTGGTGGGTTGCTGTGCCTTTTGTACTTGTCATTTGTACCTTAAATTTAAATGCTCTTGCTTTATAATCCCCAACAAAAAACTTTCTAAAATCAGTATATGTTGGTGAACCAGATGGATCGCCTTCTGTGGTAGCAACTAATAATTCTGAATTAGTATCATCAAATTCTGAGGGATCGCCATCAAAATCTCCATCTCTATCATCAAAATTACCTGTTGCACTATCAAATAAATCAACCGAACTAAAGTTTGCAACATTCATATTTGCTGTTACTCGGCTTGTATAAACAGAACCTAAATCAATATGTGTATCAAATTCATATGTACCAGAACTAGCAATATTACCTTGACCCGCATCAAATAACCCTGTTGCATCATCAAAGTTTCCCGCAACACTATCAAATAAATTAGATGTACCTAATTGAAGTTTATTATCCACAACAACAGTATTTGTTTTAGTACCTGTAAAATTAGGACTTTGTGTAGATGTTGCGACTAAATTTAAACCTTTTATATTCTCAATAATAGCAACTTTACTAACAGCATTTCTTGAAGGATTACCAACTTTATCCACAGCTTTAATAAAATATGTACCTGTCATTGCGGGTACAATTACAGTATTTGCGGGTCTTGATACTTTATCAGCTAAATCAACTGAATTGGCATATGTACCCCCGCTAGTTTCCCTACAATGCCTTATTCTATAATGTGATAAATCTAAATCACTTACTGGAGTCCACCCTAAATGTGCTTCTGTTCCAATAATATTAACACTAAAGTTTGTTACATCTTCTGGGGGTTCTGTTTTTCCTACAACTTGGTGTTGTATTAAAACAAATGAAGAACGACTAACAGAACTTACCGACCTTGCTCTAATATCATAAACAACATTATCCTCAACATTTACTAATTCAAATTGTGATGAACTTCCACGACCTAAATTTATAAACACAGAATCGGTTGATCGTTTTGCCTGTACTTCAAAATCTGTAATAAATAAATCTGTTGCTGTAACATTAACCAATAATACAGCTATTGCTTCTTCATTTCTTGCCCTTAATTCATCTGTTGCTGAAACTGTGGGGGTTTGTACTATAAATGGGTTTGGAAGTGATGTATCGGCTATTTCTGGTATTGGGTCTTGAGTTCCAAAAGTATAATATGAGTCTTGATGTTCAGATAATGTCAAACCTACTGAATGGTCTGCATTTAATGTCATTCCTTGAACTCTAAAAGGTTTTGCAGAAAATGCGGGTGTTGCATGGGTTATGTTGACTGTATCACCAATAGATAAATCTAATGCTGTTGCATCTGCTTTTAATGATACATTTAAACTAGACCTAGACCGCCTTAAAATTATTTCTGCCATTTCCTGTGCTTGAAATTTATTTGTAAGCATAGAAAAATCAAACCTACCCTCTAACAATACTCCACCATCTTCTGCTAAAAGTGTTGCGTGTTGATCTGCCGTATCTATTAAAGTTTCGTCAACTGGTGGAAATTGTGCTGAATCAGATTGATAATTTTTATCTGGGTTTATAAAGTTAGTAATTACTCGATTATATCTGGAATTTTTATTTTTACTTATAACATTAATACCACCTAAAATATTATCTTCTGTTAGTGTAATTGATGCTGAACCTGTTGTTTCAACTAATATGTTATATTTACCACCAGAAAAGTTTAAATAAGATCTAGAACCCCTAACAAAATCTTTAACATTATCTATGGCTTTTTTTGCTGTATCAACAACTGTATGACTATTCATTAGGTCAATAGTGTTTGTAATTGTTCTTTCATCATCTCCTGTATAACCAACCCCAAAAGGAAAAAAAATTGCATTTGTACCCCCTAAAGGTTGGATTTGTGTATCGCATACATCTGTTGCAGTTTGCCAATCTGCAAAATTACTATCAAAATAAGTATCTGTAATACCCATTCCAAATCTATCATTTCTTAAATAATCTAATAATTGCAATATAGGGTTGTCTGAATATTCCCAAGTTGAACTTGTGTCTTTCCTGTGGCTTCCGCTTCCACCTGTAAGAGTTCCATCTAAATTAGGGTTATATACCTTTCTACCCTTAACTAATGCCTGTACGTTGGGTATAGAGCCAAATTTATCTGCGTTCCACTCAAACCTTATTGCCAAATAAGCTAAACCAGATAATTTATGTACTGTTGTCCACCCCTCAACCTCTTGAAGTAAAGATGAAGAAGATTGTGTATCTGTTCCAAAATGTGCTTCAACTGTAATCAAACTTTGTGAATTATCTGTATCATAAAAATTTTGATCTGAACTTGAAACAGTTCTTTGAACATTATCAGACATAGCACCAGATAAAGTTGGTCTTTTATCATTTATATATAATGCTTCAACATTACTTATTTCGCCTTCACCTAATACAACCGCCATATATAAATATTTATTATCTGTTCCAGATGTCCTTAAAAATACAACATTACCTCCAACTTTTCGTGTTCCATAAATAATAGGTATATGTGCATTTGCACTAAATTTATTAACTAATATTCCTTTTGCATTTTGATCTGGTCTTAATTCTCCGAAATCTGGAATATCTGGCATTGGAACTAGCCAACCTATAACATCTTCAATTATGTCTGTGATACCATCAACAATATCATCAATAATATCAGTTATGTCATCAATAGGATTCCAACCGCCCATTTATGCAAACCTCCAATTAGAACCCATATTTTTAAATCCTAATTTTTCAAAAACTGGGTCTATATGTAAACCAGATGTAATTGATAAAACTATTGGTAAATCTTCTGAAACTTTTTTTACACTATCAATAAATAATTTAAATAATTTAAAATTTCTAAAATCTTTTTTAATATAAATAATTTGTATTTGCATTATTTGATCTTTACTAAAAAAATATTCAGATTTATTAAACATACAACAACCAATTAATTCATCATTATCTAAATCTTTCATCAAAACTACTTTGCCCTTATCCAGAATAGTATTTATAAAATACATACCTTTTTTTCTATCAACATCTGGATAATCAGCTTCACAATCTTTGTTTTTATATTCTAATAATAAATTATAAATAATTTCAATATCTGTTTTTTCTGCATAATATAAATGTGTGCTTGTCATTCCCTACCCCACTTAATATCTCTAACAGTCAAGGCACTAAATACCATTCCAACATCATCACTAAAAAACCTTTGTTGTGAATTAAGTGTAGTTGTCCTTCCACTTGTTTTGCTAAAATTTCCCCAATGTGAACTAACAAGTAAAACTAATGTTGCTGTTGATGTATTATCGGATATTTTGAACTCGTCAACATTCCCATAAAACAATAAAAATGGGTCTGAAATTAATGCCAAACTAGAATTTAAATAACCTTGATAAATAAAAACATCATCATTTATTATATTCTCGGTTAAAGCTAGTGCTATGTACGTTTGATCTACCCCAGATAAGCTAACAGACAAACTATTCTTAGTTGGTGCGTTTGTTTCTTGCACCCCTGTAATACCCCTTAAATGCCCATTAGATAAGTATGTTCTTGATGTTCCAGAAACACTAGATGTTAAATCAAAACTTGCATTAGTTAAATATATTGTGGTTGAAAAACCAATTTCTACTAAAATAACTGGTTCTATTATTCCTGTGGCTAGTTCTGTTTTTACTGCACTTGTTAAACCCCTAGCCATTTACAAACTCTCTATTACATCAAACTCATAAGTAAATAATAAATTACCATCACCATCATTTTGACCTGTTGCAAACTCTTGTGCATCACTTGTCAAATGCACATTAAATGGTACTGAATCATAAGTAACCGAACTATCATCTGTTAATGCAGTTCTTAAAGGTGGTTCTATAGTAACTGTAGAAGCATTACTTGAACTTGTTACATCTTCTACAACCATGTAAACCTTATCATGTGCAAATTTTATTAAATCACCCGCTTTTAATCTACCCGCACCATCACCCGCAAAACCATCTATAGCTATTGTGGTATCAGCTACAGCATGAACTCCATTGACTAACAAAGTTCCAGTTTCGTTGCCCTGTGCGTTTAAATAGCTTGGAAATGTAATGGTAAAATTTTCTTGTCTTGATCTTTGTTTCATAATAAATGCCATGATAGGTGCAAATTCTGACCTTTTCATAGGTGGATATTGAACTGTAAAACTAAATTTTTGTCCCTGTACTTGCCTTCTGAAAGTCTTTCCGCTATCTGTTTGAGATAACAAAGTTTTTTGATTGCTCTTAAAATTAACAGCAGTAAAGTTAGTGTTTGGTAATGCTCCACTCATACTATCGCCATTTTACCCTTTTCATTTACAGCACTATTAATAAGATTAACTATAGTACCCCTTGAGTTAACTAATAATTCATTAAACCCTCTAGCATCAACTGTGCTTATATTAAAGTTTACTGTAACTGGTTGACTCATACCACCTAATTTATTATTTGGTACAACATTTGATGCTCTATCTGGTACAACTAATTCTGGACCCGCTTCACCAACCATATATGGCTCACCTTGATTCATTCTACCGCCCAAACGTCTACCTTGATATTTAGTCGACATAATTGTTGCAACTTGAGCAAATCCCAACGCACCGATAGCAATAGCCAAAGGTATTCCAAGCGGACCCATTCCCAATGCTTTACTTACTCCCTGTGCGGTGCTTACAACTGCATCTTTAACAGCAAAGGCTTTATTTAACTCAAATGCTGTTTTATTATGTTTTGCCATCTCAGACAAGGCTTGCCTTGCAGTATCACCCGCTAATTCATTTAATTCTTTTCCAGACATTTTTTCTAAATTTATTTCACTTGCTTTACCAGATTTGATTAATTTGAAATTATCATCAAATAGTTTTTTTCTGATTTCCATTTCTTTTTGTGCTGTTTCGTGTGCAAGTCTTAGTGTTTCATCTGCTTTAACTCTTCTTAATTCAGCTTCTAATTCGTCATTGTCTAATATTCTTTGAATATTTTTTTCATTCATTTCTTTTTGTAATTCAAATTCATCATTTAATTGTTGTCTAAGAGGGTCAATAGGATTGATTAATTCTGACCCTGTCATACTAGAATCAAGTTGATTTCCTTGTCCTATTTCTGGACCTGTTGGCTTTTGAAAACCTATAATATCTGGTCTTAACATAGGTGTTTCGATTGCTTTGGTTAATTTTTTTTGTGCTTCCGTTTGTTTATCGATAAATTTTGCATTTAAATCTCTTGCTTCTGATTCAAGTAAAATCATTTCTCTTGATAATTTAATTTGTTCTATTTCATTTTTAATTGACTCAATTCTATCTTCTACTGCCTTTTTCCCTTTAAGAATTGAAAAGCCAAACTCACTATTAGCTGAAATAAAATCTTTTGCCTTAGCAACAAATGTATCGTTTTGAATTGAACCTAATAATTTAGTTTGTTCTGCTAACCTAGCTTCTGCATCTGCAAGTTTATCTTGATTTTCTGCTAAATGGTCTACTATTGGTACTATTTCATTAAGTTTGCTTAAAAGACCTATTGTTCTTAAAAATTCTTTAGTTTCTGTTATTGAATCCTTTAACGATTTAATTATTTTTGACAATGCGGGTAATAAAGGTGTAACTGCTTCAACCATAAATTCTTGAAACTCGGCATTTAATGCTTTCATAGAATTAGCAAAGCTATCAGAAGTTCTTTCTGCATCACCTTGAGCATCTGACGTACCCGCAATAATTAGATTTAATCTGGCTTGAACCTTTTCTGCGTTTGTAACTTCGTTTGATGCTTTGTTTATACCCATTCTTAGTAATTCTTGTTTTAATGTTGCTTCGGTAATAACAACACCAAATCTTCTAACTGTTTCGTGATTGCCAACTAATGCACTTTGAAATGCCATCATAGTATCAACATCACTTGCATTATTGAATGATGCTACATCAACTGCTAATTTTGTTAATTGAACTGATAATTTAGATGCTTCACCTCTAGCAAAACCCATAGGTACAAAAGTATCCTGTATAGAAGATGCCATTCTTTCAAGTTCTTCTGTGCTTCTTCCGACATTATCTCCAAAAATTTCAAGTTCTTTTCTTACACTAGAAACAAAACGACCAAAAACAACTGATGACTTGGCTTGCATTTCTTCAACTGAACTAGCCATCATTATCATTTGTTTACTAAATCTTAATGCTTGGAAAACAACAACCCCGCCTATAACAGTTTTGATTGTATTGCCTAAAGCATTAAATGAATTTTGTTGTGCTGAAACTGATTTTTGAACATTGCTTTTAAGGTCGTTCACCCCTTTTGTAGCTGATTGCATAGCCTGTCTGGTCTTATCTTTGGCTATTATATCTATGTTTACGTTTTTTGTAGCCACTATCTTTGAGCCTTTGCTATTCTTTTTTGCCTTTCAATTTCATCACTTTGAAGCTGAAAGTATGCTAACCACATATTAAACTCATCTACTGTCATTTGCAAGATTTCGGAAACTGTCTTATGTAGCTTTTCGGCTAAAGAAAATATATTATGTAATTCTACATTATTTCTTAGTTTTTTTTATTATCTTCTATATCTGTGTTTCCTGTTCCCATTATCTTTGTGGCAACATCTGCAATAACATTAGTATCGGCTTTAGTTTTGAAAGCTAAAACATGAGTTCCATTAAACATTTTTTCACCATCTTTTGTTAATGCCTTTTCAATAATAACATCAATCAAAACAATTAAATCTGTGCCACTAGCACCTTTGAAAATCTTTTGTTTTTCAAGCATATTAAAAGGTTTACAAAATATAGCTTTATCGCCTACTAAATCCCATTCTGGTACTTCAATTATTTGAGTGTCAAGGGTACTGAAATGGTTTCTAATACCATCAAAATAATCGATTTTTTGGTCTGCCATTTACACAGTACCGATAGTTAAACCACCATTGCCCTGTACTGATACAGTTCTAGTTATAACACCATCTAAAGGAACACTAACTGACATTCCTGTAACAATACCATTTCCAGAAAACTTTCTATCTCCAGAAGCATTACCCTCTGGTAAAAATGCAAAAGTTAATTCTGCACCCTGTACCAATGCAGTTTGCCCAGAATCGGTTTCGTCAAAGTTCATATCAATACTAGCTGTATATGTACCCCTACCAACTAAAAATGATTTCATTGAACTACCTAAAGCGGTATCTTCAACAACGTCATGTGTAGTATCAACTGTGAAACCTGTTGCATTACCTAGTGTAGTTCCACCGATAGTTACAACTCCTTCTTTACCATGATGTGTAGCCATTTATTACTCCTTCTCTTTAGTTTCTTTAGTTTTTTCAGCTTTTTTAATTACTGGTTTTTGATCGTCTAAAGCAAATCCATTATTCTGAAAATGCTCTATGTGATCTTCTGTACATTTTATAATAGTTTCGCCTTTTTTCATAGTAACATTTTTAGCCATTATGCACTCCCTCTAGTAAACTCATAAATTACCCTTGCTGTTATTCTTACACCACCATAAGGATATATAGTACCCTCGTCTGTTGATGCTTCTGTTATTTGGGTATCTATAGCATTACCATTTCTAGTTATATCATTATCTAAGGTTTCTTCAACAACTTCTATAATTTGATTTCTAACAGTATCTATATTTGTATCTGTACCTTTACCAAAAGCAACTATTAAAAAATCTATTGTTCCTCTATAAGAACCCGCACCAGTATCACCTATGCTTGATACTTCTCTTGTTTCATCACCACTTTGAACAAATAAAGCGGGGAACTGTGCATCACTTAATTCTTCTACCTCGAAAGGTTCTCTAGTAATTTTTTTAAACTCAATAGGACTTGTAACAGCATCAAGTTTAGTAATTATATCACTAGCTATGTTTTCCCTTTTGCTCATAATCTCATTTCTTTAAAATAAAAATTTTGAAATTCTTTTATTATTTTATCTTCTTCTTTATTCCCAATAGCAAAAAAAGGTCGTTTAACTTTTCTTTTACCAACTCCAAATGTATCGTGATAACTTGCTATCTTTTCTCTTTCTTTATTTGCAAAAAACAATGTGCTTTTTGAACCACCAGTTTTAAAGTCTAAACTTCTAAACATTTTACCAGTATCAGTTAAATCTACAAAACCTGTTTGCCTACCTCTTTTTCTACGACTTTTAGCGGTTGATCGTGCATATGGTCGCATATTACCACTATCTGGAAGTTTGCCTTTTTGTGTTCTTGTAGTAATCATAAAAATAGCCATGTTTGAAACCCTATTTAAAGATTTATTTATTACAGCTTTTTGTTTTGTTGAAATAGTTTTTAAAAGTTTTTTAACCTCAATATCATTGATGTTAACAGAAACTTGCATTTATCTAACTAATCTTAAATAATGTAATGGCTCTTTTTCGCTATCTGAAACAGTACCACCACCATCTTCGTCATATTCCACACCATCACGCAGAATAGCTTGAAATTCTTCTTCGTATCTATCCCTATAAAAGTCTATTTGAACTTGAAATGTGTCTTTGCCCTCGCCTGTGTCTGGGTCACGCCATTTAGTCAAAATTGGATAAGCATATTTCCATAAAGTTAAATAAACAACTGATTGTGTCCATTGTGAATTAGTTAACTTGCTATTAGTCATTTCAACAGATGTAATCTTAGTAATATCTTTGTATCTGACTTGATGCCTGTATCTTTCCCACCATTCTTCTCTAACTCGCCTTAAAACGTCATTTTCAGCAAATTGTAATTGATCTCCAAAATCAGTTACCCCAAAACCTAGAATATCTGGTTGTATCTTTTGTAAATCACTATTAGCAACCGCAAATTCAGATGTAGCCATTATTTATCCTTTTTTTTGGATTTTTTATGTTTTGTACTTTTGTTATTAAAGGAATCTACATTAATAAATGGTTTTTCTTCTTCTATCCAATCAGAACTTAAAGCATCTACTTTTACTTCTGATTCTGGCTTGGGTTCTGGTTTGGGTTCTGGTTTAGGTTGTACTTTAGGTTTTCCATCATCAAGTTTCCAACCTCTAATATCCCACATTTTAGCATTATTCTCATAATCGACTTTTCGTCTTTCTATAACTCTATCGCCTTTTACAAGTTTCACCATTTCCATGTTTTATAATCCTAGAAAAAAGGGGTGGTTTCCCACCCCATAAGTTATTAGTTAGCTAGTGTGTCCGCTGTTAACTTAACACCATATGTGTCATGGATTTCACTTACTCCATAAACCGCTGTTGCAACTATTTCATCTGCTCTCAATGACGCATCTCTTTGTGTTTCAAGTTTTAAATCTTGCATCATAGCTAGAGCAAGAGCATCTTGTGAGAATACACCACCAATAGAGTCATCTGAACCATCAACAGAAATATTAGAAGATTCAAATATCTGAACTCCCGCTATGTTTCCAACAAAACCACTTCTCATAGCTTCATTTGAAAGTTCTGTATCTCTACCCACAAATGTGTTTGTTAAAGACTTTTTAACATTAAATATTTGCTTTGGGTGAAATACACCATAGTAGGGTGCGGGAGCATTTGCTGTTCTAAGATCGGCAACTGCTTCAAATATATCGGCAACAGTTAATTCGTTACCCGCTCCACCCGCTCTTTCTGTTGAAAAGCCTGTGAATAGTGCTGATAAATCTGCATCAACTTTTCTAGCAATAGCTTCGCCAAATAATCTACCAATATCACCCGCAACATTTCTACCCGCTGAGTTTCTAGCTAGGTCTGTTAGTGTTGTCATAATACCAACTTCTGATGCTGTAATAGTAACAGAACTTGGGTTTACTGCTGTGTTGGATAGGTCTGATGCTTCACTAACTGCACTTGCTGAAACTGTAGCATATATTGGAACTTCTACTGATTTTCCACCACCCGCAATCGTGTAGTTTCTAACCAAATTTCTCATTATAGATTGCTCACTCGCAACAAATAATGCTTCTGCAACTATCTCGGTGTATAGTTCCGAAATGGTTGAACTGGTTGTTTCATTAGCCATTTAATTTTCTCCTAAAAATAAAACAAGTTATGGGTTTGAATTGATAACTCTAGGTTTGGAATCTCTTTGCTTTTTATATTCAGCATATTTTTTCCTGTCCTCTGGGTTATTAAAATTAAGATCACTCAAATTAAAAGGCTTATTGAGTTCTTGCCTATCCACATTTGACACCGAGCCAGAACCACTAGGGGTAGCACTAACAAAGTGAGGGTTTTGTGTTAAGAACTCCTGTACTAATTCATCTGTAGTTAAAAGTTCACCCGATTTATTGTATCTTGCAATTCCATTATTATCAAGTATTTCTACATTACCTGTTTCATTTAGCTTTATATTACCCTTTAAAAGTTCAACAACTTGGTCTGGGTTTATAGCTTTGTTCTTTGATGCTGACGATAATAAAGACTTGTTTATCTTAATATCTTTTAATTGATTTTCTAATTGTGTTTTTTCTTTTTGATGCTCTTGGGTTCTTGTTTTAAGTATTTCCTCAAACTCACCCTTTTGAATACGTTGCTTTTCTTCTGCTTCTTTTTGTGTCTTTACAGCAGTTACAGCTATATCTAAATCATCAACACCTAGTTTCTTATACATAGAACCTCTTTCTTTGGCTAATCGTCTTTCAACTATGTTATTAACCTCGTCTTGTGTGAATGTCTGTGTTGGTGTTTCTTGTACCTGTATTACTTCTTCTTTTGTTTCAGTAGTTTGTTCTACTTGATTTTCTTCCATTTAAACCTCCATATTGGTAGTATCTTTATAACAAATTTATTTAAAAAATGCTAGAAGTCTTAATTATCTAGCTCAACCCAATCATAATTACCCTCTTTTTGTGCTATTTCTGGCAATCTTAAAGATAACCCCTCAAGCAACCAAGCAAAATTACGTTCTTCATTTTCTGTTATATTTTTTTCAATTTCTTTAAATCTCTTATAATCTTGTAAAGTTAAATCTCTTTCTAATCCTAATATTTCACTTGCTTCATCAAATAACTTGCTCATAACACTTTTTCCTCTAAGAATTTTAAAAAATTAGGGTCTACTAACTCTGTTTTGCCTGTTTCGTATAAACTAAAATTTTCCGCAAACCATTCATATTTATTTTGTTCAGCATATCTAGTGGCACTACCTCCTCTAAATCTTCTTAATTTCTTTAGTTCTGTTTCAACTGGTGGCAAATAATAATCACCCGCATTTTTCACAAATTTTTGTTGATGAATATGATGCCCGAACTCATGATAAAAAGTAGTTCTTATTTTATCTAATTTATCTTCAAAAAATGAATCTGCTGTAAATGGTCTATCAAAAAGACTATCTCCCTTTTTCCATTTTGTAACCTCTGTTCCAGTTCTTTCTAAAATGTTAAATCTTACATTTAAATTTAAAACACCATCACCCATAGATGCTATGTGACCTTTTTCAGCATTAATACCCCTTAATTTTGGAACATCATATTTTATAGCTAATTCATCAAGTTCTTGCATTAATGCTTCTACAACTCCATAATCTTTTTCAGACCATTTAAAATCTCTTTTTTGTCCAGAACTGTCTTTAAATTCAGCAACAAAAATAGGCTCATTGTTTCTTCTACGTTCAAGACTTTCGTTATATTTTAAAACTTCTTTACCATTTCCATCTCTTGGGTATCTTTCATCTTTGGCATTTTCTTTAAATTGTTTATTTAATTTATTAGTCAAAAGACCAATAGAAACTGGCTTTATATCATCAAGTTTTATTTTATTAGTTAAAGAACTAGAATTTACTACATTTAGTGTTTCATCAAATGCTTCTTCTTCTGTTGGCAATTCATCTACTGTTTCTTCACCCCATGAGGGGTCTGTGGGTATCCAAGTATGTCTGCACCTATAACCACCCCTAACAATAAATGGATCGCCTGTACTCTTTCCTTGCCATGCTCTATTATTCCACATATCTCTTATTTGTTCTTCTGTGAGTGTCCTATTAAGCATATTCTGACAAAATGGTCGGCTATCCCTTACTAATGTACCTGTATATGTGAAATGATTTAACCCAGATGCTTTAGCTTTAGCTACTGTAAATTGTCCATGAAACTGCATGACTGAATCATGTGCTATTTGACTTGCATAACGTCTTAGGTTGTTTCCCGCCCTATCTGATGCGTACTGGGTATGTAATTTTCTAACTGCATCTTCTACTTGTGCTTTTTTTGCAGTATCAAACTTATTCTCGTTAATAAAATCAACTAATTCATTTATCTCACGAGTATTTGACGTTTTATAAACACCATTAATATGTGATCTAATATTGCTAACCATATCTTCAAAAGGTCTACCCGCTATTGTGCTTTGGTAAACTTCATCATTAATAACTTTTAAAAATCTTTCAGCTATATCTTCAAAACCGCTAAATGATTGTGTTTTTAAGGCATTGATTGTAGTTAGGTCTATATCTGTTAGGCTCTTAAACTTTTTAGGAATAGGCATTTTACCAAAAGTATCTAATACTTCTTTTGCAACCTTATTGTATTCCTCATTTATTATTAGATCAGCTTCATTTAAAAATGTATTTTGTATTATTGTTCTTAGTCTGGGTTGTAATTGTATAGCTAATCTTTGTGATACTAATTGACCTTTTGTGGCTCTAGTAACCTCATTAATAATGTCATTTTCTAAAGTATATAAAACATTGATTATACGTTCTTCATGCTGATCTGCTAATTTTTCTAATATTCTCGACATATTTTATAATGGAAAGTCTTTTTTCCATGCCCTAATAGACCAGTAAGCGGGTGAAAGTGTCTTTTGTCCTTTAACTTCTTTTAGAACTCCGCCCATTCTAGCTAAAAAACTTTTTTGTCTTGCGGGTATGTTTTTCTTTATAGACATTCCTCTAGCACCAAAAGTAACTTTCTTAATATTACCTGTGGATTTGTTTTTGACATAAACACCAAACTTTTTTCTTTTAGATTCTGCTGTAGATAATCTAAATGGTTTGTTTAATTTAACGTCTTTACCTCTATAAGTAGCCATCATAAGTCCTTGATTTTACTAGCTTTTTTCCCAGGGTTGCCTATCATCTAATCTTTCATTTACTATTGCTTTACATACTGGGCAAACATAAACATCTTTTATTTTCTCTACGAGATACACCTTACAAACGACACATATTTTTTTAGGCTTATCCATAACATTAGCATCATTTTCTTTTTCTTTTACTGGCTCGTCTTATTAAATCTTTATCAAATGAACCAGACCTTCCACGACTAATTAGCTTGTTTACCCTAGCCATTGCCCAAGCATTCATAGGAATGCGAGGTCTACTCCCTGATGAAAGAAATGCACCCTGACCTCTACGAAAACTAGCCTTTAAATCAGCTAAATTAAAAAGTTTAGATTTTTTTGCTTTTGCTCTTAATGTTGATAAAGTCTTTGCTGATAATGGTTTTCTTTTTACTGCCATTATGCCCTATTCCTTCTTTTTAATAATGCCATAGGTATTTTAGCACCCGCTTTATACAATGCACTTATTTGTTTCAATAAGGTTGCTCTAGCATTTCTTTTTGCACCTTTTAACCCAGATAGATATTTCTTAGGTATTTTGGTTTTTTTATCTTTTGGAACTTTACGTTTCTTCGCCAACTGTTTGACCTTCCACTTCTGTTGTTTGAAATTGACCCCTAACAGTTCTGATAGCATCTATTTCATCATTAATAGTTTTCATAGTTTCATTATCGTCTATTACTGCTTCTGCTATTTGTTTATCTATTTCCTTGTTAAATGTTTCTGATTTTATGCCACTAGCTTTAGCCATTTGTAAATATTGTAGATCGTTTGCCCAATCCCTAATATCAAATGTATCTGGGTAGTTTATAGAACCATCAAACTGTTTATCTTGCCATCTAGCAAATAATCCCCATATTTGTTCTTCGGCATTTTCTAAATAATCTGCTTTTTCTGATAATCTAGCATTTAATAATTGAAATTCAGTTTGTAATGCAATTCCACTAGCTATCTGTGTACCTGTTGCCCTAACTGAACCCATGTGGGTTATTCTATCAATAGCATCAACTTTGTTTTGAATACATTTCATTATCCCATCTAGGTTTTGACCGCTAGGTTGGATTATATAAGGCTTTAATGCACTATCTAAATCTTCTGGTATTTCTATTATTGCACCCGCACCCGCACTAGCTTCAACATTAGGGGTTTTAACTAAACTTGGGTGGTTTGCTAATCTGATTAACTGTTCTTTTTCAGAATAATCATTATAGATAGATTGCTGTAAATAAGCTACGTCTGCTAAATCACTTATACCTATTGGTCGCTTTGCACCTCTAAGATTATAAACATTTACTGCGGGTATCTTGCCTATTGGGTTAGGTATTTCTTCAATTAGTCTTGCATCACCTTCTTTGTATTCTTCTTGATAATCTTCAACTTCATATGTGCTTATAGTTTCTTCTGTGAATACTTTTATTATTGCTCTTTCGGTGTTTATATCTTCTACAACCATTAACATATCTAAATAGAACCTACCACTTGCAGACCTAGCATAATTCCAGTTTACAACATTTTCTGGTGTATATATTGAAACATAAGGTCTTATGTCCTTGTGCTAGTTCTTCTGCTCTTGTATTAGCGTTTGATTGTGGCTTATCAACTATCACCCAACAATTACCATAAATACTAGCGTTCATTTGAACCTCACGCATTATAGTATTAAATGACCTACCATCTAAATCAGCATCATTTAAGAATGAAGTAAGTTGTTGATCTCCGTCTAAAGAACCATAATTTCTGGTTGGTGGTACTCTCCATAAGAAACTTGTATATATTTGAACTACGTTTTTACAATGGTTATCAACTGGGGTATGTCTAATTCTAGCATCATAATCTTCTGGTGATTCTAAAACATATCTGTGAAGATAATAACCATTTTTATAATCATTACCCCCTAAATAACTTCGGATATAAAACTCCCAGTTAGATATATTTTTATCCCACAATTCATGTTTGCTAGTTAGTGTTTCCCTGTTCATCAACTCCACCTTTTAGGTTGGCTTGGTGCAAAATTCCTTTTTAGCGGGTATAGATATTCTATTAAATAACCTAGAGCATCATTCATGTGATCGTAACCGCTATCTTTTTCTGGAATATGTGTACCTTCCTTATAAATCTGTCTTTCTATGCTTTTGATCGCATTTTTACAGAATTTCACAATAAATAAGCTGTTTTTACCATTTACGTTTTTTAGCTTTGAATTTACTGCGTTTATCCTATCCCTTACTAAAGGTGCTGTACTTCTACATCTTACATCAAAACCATTATTTTTCAATATAGATAAATCAGTTAATCCACCCGCAGAAGTTTTTCTTTGTCTAGCTGAAGGGTCTGGATAAACAACTATCTGTTTATTTTTATATCTGGTTTTAATCTCATCACACATTTCATTTGTATTACTGCTATATATTTGTACTTCATCTACTACAATAATTCTATCATTTTCTATAATACAAACTACAGCACTCATAGGGTCTACGTTAAAATCTAAACCAATATGTAATACTGGACTATCCTTAGTATATTTTTCAATTATGTTTTTATCTCTACTAAAATTGTAATAAATCATTCCAGAATAGTTTACAAATGTTGCTTCATATTCCTGTTGAAATGTTCTTAAATCTAAATCTTGTTTTGCCTGTTCTATTTCGTCTTGTGTAACCTGTTCACCCTCTAGGGTTGTATATTGAAAACTTTGCCAATCTTTATTAGTTTCACCCATTTTATATAGATCATATGACCAGTTCCCAAAACCTCTAGGTGTACCACAAAATAACGCATGACCTTTAGTGTCTGATAATGTAGGTCTAAGAACTTCATACCAAGCAGTTTTATTAATGTCTTGAAATTCATCAAGAATTAGGAAATGTAACCCAACACCTCTAAGGCTACTTTCATTATCTGATCCCCTAAGTGTTATCTGGGTATTATTTTTGAGTGTAATAGTTAAATCACTATGGTTTATACTCTTGACCCATTTATGATAAATCATCTTTTCTTTTAATACACCCCAACAAATAGCTTTAGCTTGTCTGTAACTGGGTGCAACATACCATATTTTTTTATTTGAAATACTTGCAAACTTAGCTATTTCATTGATAGCCACAAATGTTTTGCCAAATCTTCGCCCAGTAATTAAAACTCTAAATCTTGATTTATCTTGTATTACATTCTTTTGTGGGTTTGTTAATGGCATCTAATCAGCAGACCATACCAAAGGTTCATCTAATTCAGTTTGTTCTATCTTATCCTGTTGACCTAAAATATTCTTTCCTAAGAATATCTGCATAGTAACATTGCCATTTTCTGCTGATTGCCATTGTAATTTTCTAAGTCTGATTTTTACGTTGGCTCTACCTTTTGTTAAATATTCGGAATAACTTTTTCTAATAAGGCTTTCGTCACAACCATAAAAGTCGGCTATTTCGGTATTCGTACACCCATAAGATGCTAATTTTAAAACTTCTTTATCGCTAATATTATATTTTTTTGGTCTTGCCATTCCTATTTACCCCATAGTTAGGTAATTAAGATTTATCTAAGTTTTTTCTAAAAATCTACTAAATATTATTATTATTACTAAATTCGGCTTGATTTAAGAGCCATACAGTAGGGGTAAACAATGTCTATGGTATGATTGCACCCCTATTATTCTAAACTTTCTACAAACTTTGCGTTAGCATAATTATAGTTTTTATTCTTTGCAGTCATTCCAGAAGGTTGAACTTCTTCTTTTTTATCTTGATGAAACTTAACACCCAAATAATAGTTCATGTAATCGTTCTTTTTTACTTTGCCTATTCTATCTTTTTCAGCAAGTTCATCTGATACATCAACAAATCTATCTGTTTCTTTGTATTTTGTTTTGTAGTTTCTTTCTTTTATTTCTCTAAATATTTCTTTTAGATCATAATAACTATTTTTAATTTTGCTTTTGCTATACATTATTATCTCCAATTTTATACTCTTTTATTAATTCTAACAGTTTTAAACCATCATCAAAACCTTTTTTGTAATATGCTGATGAAGTATTTCTAGGGTCTGGCTTTTGGTTTAATATTCCATCAAATATACCATCTTTGTAGAATGTTAGGTATGTTGCCCTTTTTCTTTCTAATGGTTTTGTTATGTCTATTACATTCATATTAATCTCCAAAAAATTCTAATTGTTCTTTATCATTTATTATTATGTTTTTGTTTTTACTATTTATTAACTTATAAACGTCTTTTTCTGTTAGTTCTTTTGCCCTAAGTCTTTGATATAACTTAGGATTTATGCTTTTAAGGTCTGACATAAGAGTTTCATAAACATTATCTGCGTGTTCCTGTTGCTCTAATGTCAAACCATTATCTAAAAACGTACTAATTGCCATATAAAACACTTCTAACAAGTGGGTCTATTTTCTTTTGTATTTCATCACGCATATTTTCTAAATCATAAATTGCATCATTAAGACAATCTAATTGAATTACATCTGGCATTTCTTTAAATGCGGTTTGTGGTCTAGCTACTGCCTGTTCTGATCTTTCTAAATAGTTTATTGAAATAATTTTAATCATACCCAATTCTCCATGTCTAAATATTTAATCGCATCTTCTTTAGTGAAATATCCCTCACTAATCGCCCTTTTAACGTCATAAGGGTGCTTTTTTGCATAGCTATGCACGAATTGACTTCCATGTTTGTTTTGTACTGCTTTAATAAATACTTCTTTTCTGTGTTCATATTGGTCTATTACTTTTAAACTTACACCTTTTTCTTTTTTAGGTTGTTCATCAAGATACTTTTTAGCTGATAACCAGAAAGCGGGTTGTTTAACAAATTGTTTATCATCTACCGAATTATAATAATCATTATACATATTAGCTAAAGTATCTGGTGATTCAATCCATTCTTCTTCTAACTTCATATAATTTTTTTCTGCTATTCCCTTACTAACTTTATTAGAAACTTTTTCCCAAAATTTTAAAAAATGGGAACTATAGTTATTTTTGGTTTTGGTTATGGTAGGGGTAGGGGTAGAGGTAGGGGGGTTTTGGCTAGGGGGGGTGCTAGGTTCTATGCTAGG